GACATTGCCCGGTGTGGTCAGCTCGTAGAGCGGCAGGCCGGAGATGCAGTCCACCAGCACATGGCCCTTGTTCCCCCAGCAGAAACCACACCGCCTGCGAGCGGTGAAGAGTGAAGGAGGAATCGGGCATGAAAACGAAAAATGCGCCGGCTATTTCGATCAGCAAAAAGGTCTATACCATGGCCACTACGGATGAATCTGGCAGCTCGGCCGAGATCACCATGTATGGCGACATCTATGAGCAGCAGCCGACAAACTGGTGGGGCGAACCCATCGAGGGGCAGTACATTCTGCTCAGTGAGTTTTTGGAGGACCTCAAGCAGATTTCTTCCTGCAAGAACATCACAATCCGCATGAACAGCTACGGTGGCGACGCCGGAGCCTCAAATATGATTCATAACCGCCTGCGGGAGCTTTCCCGGAGCGGCGCAAAGCTCACCTGTATTGTGGACGGCGTAGCCATGTCGGGCGGCAGCATCATCATGTGCGCCTGCGATACGGTCAAGGTCAATCCGTCCAGCATCATTATGATTCACAAGTGCTGGCAGTTTCTTTTCGGCGGCTATAACGCCGATGAGCTGCGGGAGCAGGCTACGCAGCAGGACGCATGGGATAAGATGCAGTCCGAGGTCTACAAGCGAAAAACCGGGCTTTCCGAAACAGTCATCATGCACATGATGGCAGATACAACCTACATGACAGGTCGTGAGGCCATCGAAAAGGGCTTCGCGGATGAACTGATTGAAGATGCCGAGCCTGTCGGTATCGCCGCCAGCGCGGATGGGCGCAGCCTGTTTGTGCGCGGCAAGCAGTTTCACCTCGCTCCGGGCATGTTTGCCCCGGACAACATTCCTACGGTCGATTCCGAGGCAGCGGCCCCGGTTGAGGCGAATAAAAACAAGCCGGAGAATCCCGGCGAAGAAGGAGGAAACTCTATGACACTGGAAGAGCTCCGGGCAAAATACCCGGACGAAATTGCTCAGGCTGAAGCTGCTGCACGGGCCGCTGTCGATCACACCGAAGCGGTCAATGCGGCGGTTCAGGCCGAACGGGAACGGATGCAGGAAATTGACGAAGTCGCCAGCCTGCTCGATCCTGCCGACGTGCGGGAAGCCAAGTGCGGCGAAAAGCCTTGCACCGCCGCCGATCTGGTGATGGCTGACGCGAAGAAGCGCGCAAAGCAGGGCAAGAAATTCCTGTCCGACCTCAAGGACGATGCCGACGAGTCCAACGCCGAAGGCGTTGGCGCAACGCCTCCCCCTGCTGAGGAAGCGGAAGAAGACGATGACGCGAAGAAGACCCCGGAAGCGCGGCTGGCCGATGCAAGGGCCAAGGTTTCTGCGCTGTTCGGCAAGAAGGAGGGCTAAGCTATGACGAACCTGAGCAAGAAACTCGGTGAGATGAATTTCGACGGTCTGTTCACGGACGTCGTGCCTGCCGTTCAGGTACGCGGCGGCACCATTCGCAAGCAGACCACTTCTGCTGTCACACTCAAGCGCGGCACGATTCTCGCAAAATCCTACGGCACGGCCGGCGATGGCAAGCTGGTGATCCTCGGCTCCACTGCCGCAAACAATGAAACCCTGACGCCGGATTGCGTACTCTGCGACGATGTTACCGTTGGCACCGACGCCGACGAAAAGGTCGCGGTCTACACGGCCGGCTGCTTCGACCCCGACAAGGTGAGCGTTACCGCCAGCTACAGCATCACCGAAACCGACAAAGATAATCTGCGTATGCGCGGTATCGTCTTCAAGGACGCCGCTGCTGCCGACTAAGGAGGGAGTCAACTATGAGTGCAGAACTGAACTTCTTTGATACCTATATCCTGATGGCGATTGTTGAGGAAATCGTGCCCAAGCAGACGTTCTTCAAGGATCGCTACTTCCCGACGGGCGATGACGACATCTTCGCTTCCGACAAGGTGCTGACCGAGTACCGCAAGGGCGACCGCAAGATGGCGGCGTTCGTGTCTTCCCGCGCCGGTGATATTCCGATGGAACGCCGGGGCTTTGAGATCCACGAATACCAGCCCGCGTTCATCGCGCCTTCTCGTCTGCTGACGCAGGACGATCTGCGCAAGCGCGGCTTCGGCGAAGCCATCTATGCCAACAGCACCCCGGCCCAGCGCGCCGCCCGCCTGCAGCGTGACGATCTTTCCGATATGGACATTCGCATCACCCGTCGTGAAGAGTGGATGGCCGTCCAGACCATGATCAACAACTCCTGCACGATGCAGTCGTACATCGACGATAAGACCGAAGGTGAAAAGCTGTATGTGCAGTTTTATGACACGACGAGCGATCACGCCTACACCGTCAGCACCAAGTGGAACGCAACTGACGAAAAGGGTGCGGCGTTCTTCTCCGACGTGAAGAATATGTGCCGCAAGCTGTCCAAGCGTGGCCTCCGGGCAGCAGACCTCGTGATCGGCTCCGACGTTGCAGACGCGATCCTCGCTCTCACGGACGTCAAGTCCCTGCTCGACCGCAACAGCGGCATCATCATCGGCACGATTGATCAGCAGCTCAGCCCCTATGACGGCGTTACCTATATGGGTACGCTGAACTTCGGCGGTTTCCGCCTCAACGTGATTTGCGTGGACGAAACCTATGTCGATGACAGCGGTGCGGAGCAGCGGTACTTCCCCGCGACCTCTGCAATGGTCACAGCTCCCGACTGCGGTCACATGATGTACGGCCAGATCACGCAGATTGATTACGGCTCGACCGACTTCTCCACCTACGTTGCGAAGCGCGTCCCGAAGTTTGTTCTCGACCAGCCCAACGACAGACGCAAGCTGCGCTTGGCTACCCGTCCGCTGGCTGCGCCGAAAAACTACTGCCCGTACATCTACGCGGCAAACGTCGTGGCCTGATCGGCGCGTGAAAGGAGTACGGCATGAAAATTGAAATTATCAGCGGTTCCTACGGCTGGCGTAAGACCAAGGACGCCATGCCGAAGCTCGTTGAGCGCGGCGGCATCTGCGAGGTAGACGAAGCCGAAGCAAGGCGTCTCGTCGCGCTCGGCGTCGCAGCGATCGTCCACGAAGCAGACGAAGCGCCTGTTGCAAGCGGCAGCACGGTCGAAAGCGGCGACACCCCCTGCGCCGATATGCCCAGCGAAGAAAACGGCGCAGAGAGCGGCGCAGAGGCCCATCTCGACGCGGAGCAGCTACAGGAAATGACGGTGGCACAGCTCAAAGAGCTTGCCGCCGAGCTTGGCATTGAAACGGCAAAGCTCCGCAAGAAAGATGACCTGATTGCGGCAATCGTCGCCGTGCCCGTCGAGCCGGGCGAGGAAATCAGTGAGGATGATCTTCCTGATCTGAGCGCCGCCGCGCCGGTGGTATGAGCAAATTCAAGGACATGGTCGCGCGTGACAATGCGCGGACCTTTATGAACCTCGACGAGTTTGCAGAGAAGCGGATCGTGGTCTACGACGGCGTGACATACGACGGCGAGGATCACGCTGGCATTCCGGTTGTGCTGTCCGGGCTGAAAGAGAAAGACCGCCGCCAGCTTATGAGCGATCATATTCAGGGGCTGTTCCTCGTTTCGTCCGTGCTGCATTGCAGGATTCAGGATCTCGGCGGCAACCAACCGGAAAAAGGGACGCGCATGGAGATCAGCGATCCCGATGACGCTACCTTCTTCCGACGCTTCTACGTCGCCTCGTCGGTCTGCGAGCTGGGCCTGCTTCGCGTGGAATTGGAGGCGTTCAATGAATGAGCAAGTATTCTAAAGCGTACTTCAACCCGTACTCGGATAGCTTTTCCTGCCGGGTAGCCATTGTATCACCAGAGGTGTTGCAGGAGGCTGAGCAACGGCTTGCGGAGTTTCCAGGTGGCATGGAATCAGCAATGAAGCGAGCGATGGCGCGCGCAACCGCGTATCTTCGGACGCAAAGCACGAGAGAAATTCGGAAAAAATATGACATTTCCAGAAAAGCTATTCGCGCAGAGCAGAACATCAAGGTTAGCTATCGCTATTTCAACGGCGTTGAAGCAAAAATCTCGTTTCGTGGCAACAAAATCCCCCTATTCCGCTATGGCGGCGCATCTCCGAGCCAGCCAACCGTCAATCCAGAAAAGACCGTCATGGCAATCATTAACGGCAATCTTCGCCCGGTTCATCCGGGCATTGCCGCAGCAGGCCATCAGCTTCTTTCAACAGCTCCGTTTAAGTTTGATAACGCCTTTGTCGCCACAGTCAAAGCAGGAACCGGCGGCAAAACTCATACGGGTATTTTTGAACGGACTGGCGGGAGGATGGCTAACGGCGGTGCAGCAATCAAAGAAATTATGGGCTCGTCTGTTCCGCAGATGGTAGGCGGTGAGGATGTGGCTGAAAGTCTTACGGATCAGGCGATGGATAAGTTTGAGGAAAGATTGGTGCATGAGGTAGACGCAATCGTGAAAGGATGGGTGCCGGTATGACACGACTGAATTTACTGGACGCGCTTACGAGCTTCACGAATGAGGTCATGCGCGAAATTCTTCTTCCCGTGCGGCGGCAGAAGGGCGACGAGGAAGAACCTGCCGAGCGCCCGCCGCCGGGCTACCGCCAGCGTCCGCCC